ATTCAACAAATAGACATTGGGTATTCCCGGGTCGTCCAGACTTACAAGAGAAAGCAAATCAGCGTTTCCAAAATCTTGATGCGGATGATGATTATGCAAACAGAAATTTCGAACAAGCATCTGACACTGAAGATGGCGTTACAATTCAAAATGTAACACAAGGTGATGTGGGTTCATTTCAAAACTCTGGTATAGTTAATTCTGTTGATGTTACAGATGATCTTGAAAATGTTACTGATGAAGCGGTTAATGAAACCCCTCAAACTCAGGCACAACCTCAAGCACCTGTTACACCACCACCTGCACCTAAATCAGAACCTGTTGATGCAAGTTCATTTATTGAAGAGGGTACAGATGATAGTGGGTACGATGATCTACCTTTCTAATTAAAAATCACAGACAATGACAAAGGGGAAGTAACGTTCCCCTTTGTTTTCTAATATAATTAATAATATGGCAAAAAAGAATATTCCTGCAAACGAAAAAACCCGTAATCCAACTGCAAAGAAAACGTTTTCATTAGATGATTTTAAGAAAAAAATTGGTGGCGAAGATGTTCCAGATAAACCATTAGAATGGTTGACATTATCACCCGCAATTCAGAAAGCAACAGGGTTACCCGGGTTTCCAATTGGTTATACTGCACTTGCTCGTGGATTTTCTAATACAGGTAAATCAACTGCTGTAAGTGAAGCAGCGGTTGCCTCTCAAAAGGCAGGTAGAATGCCTGTTTTAGTCGATACAGAAGGTAATTTAAGTCGTAATCGATTAAAGATAATGGGATTCGATTTCAGTGGGAATTATATATCAATTGATAATGATTTCATGTTGGAGAATTTCGGTAAAAAACAAGATAAGAACAGAGGCGAAGCAGCAATTGAGGATATGGCAGAAGCAGTTAGGTTTTTATTAAGAGAACAAGAAATGGGTAATTTACCATTTGGTTTGGATTTTCTTATTGATTCTATTGGTACATTAGATTGTATTCGGAGCATTAACGCACAGGAGAAAAATACTTCTGATAATAATATGTGGAATGCTGGTGCATATGAGAAGTCGTTTAAATATCTTTTAAACAACACCATCCCAAGTAGTAGGAAAGAAGGAAGAGAATTTACAAATTCTTTGATTGCCGTCCAAAAGATTTGGATTGATAGCATGGGTGCGGGGGTTGTTAAACATAAAGGCGGAGAAGCATTCTTCTTCGGTTGTAGATTAGGTTATCATTTCGGTGGAATTGCATCACATGGAACCAAGATAGTTACTGCTGAGAATACTTCAAAGGGTGAGAAAAGAACTGTTGCATACGGTGTTGACACAAAAGTAAATGTGTTTAAAAACCATGTTGACGGACCACTTGGAGGGATTTCTCTTCAAGGAGAAATTATGTCAACACCACATGGTTTTATCTTCAAAGAAGATTTGGATGAGTATAAAAAAGCAAATATTAAGTATTTCAGAGAAATTCTTGATGATCCTACTTTAAGCGCAGATCAAATCGCAGATAAATTTGTGGCAGTTACTGGCGAAACCCTTGGTGAACAACTTGTGGGACAATAAATGAAAATTAGAACGTTATTAGTAGACTCTTCCTATCTTTTGAAAAGATCATTTCATGGGGCAAAGGATGTACACACCAATAAGTTTGGTCATATTGGTGGCTTGTACTCTTTTATGACAACCATTCGAAGAATGATTAAGGAGAAAATGATTAATAAGGTGGTCTTGGTGTGGGATGGTGAGAACGGGGGTGTTTATAGACACCAGATTGATGCTGCATATAAGGCGAATAGGAAGGATAAGACGTGGCATGGTCGTATTGAGATGACTGAGGCTGAGATAAAGAGGGAAATTGAGAAGGAAGAGTCTATTTTAAAACAAAGAAAAAGAATTCAAGCATATGCCGAAGAGTTATTTTTAAGGCAAATTGAGGTGGACGATATTGAAGGAGATGACTTAATTGCAGCATATTGTGCACGTAATTATGAAAAGGAAGACATTTATTTATATACAAACGATAGAGATTTTTCTCAACTATTGGAATATGGCATAACAATATTATTCGAAAATATTGAAGCACCTGTTACTCGAAATAATTTCTTCTACTATTTCAACTATCATTATTCAAATGCATTAGCAATGAAAATAATTTGTGGGGATGTGTCTGACAATATTGAAGGGATTGCGGGATTGAAAGAAAAGACGTTGTTAAAACATTTTCCACAAATGCAGTTTAAGAAAATGACTGTGAGAGATATTTGTCGAGAGGCAGATAGAATAAATCAACAAAGGGTTGCGGAGAAGAAGAAACCGTTAAAGGCATTGGAGGCATTATTGGAAAACATTGATCGATTAAAAATGAATTACAAATTGATCAATCTTAATGAACCATTTTTGAATGAAGAGGCGATTGAAGAGTTGGAACAATTGGCAATGCCATTGTCTCCAGATGACCGAGGAAGTAAGAATTTACTTAAAATGATGAACGAAGATGAGTACTTATCGGTATATAACAGCACTTTTGTCAACTATGTTGAACCCTTTTATACTGTCATAATGAATGAGAAACAGCTACTTAAAGAATATGTGAAAAAAAACAGAAGAGTTTTGTGAAAAACTCTTTCACCTTACAGACTTTCTAACTATATTTGCTTCTACAATAAACCTTTTAAATAATACAAAAGATGGACGAAAATAATCATATCAAACAGTTTCGATTTGCACTATATCAAGAGGATGTTCTCTTGGGTGAGAAGATATTCGATGCGGATGTATTCAATCCCTTCACCAGACACCAAATTGATATTCGCAATATATTGCCACGAGCAATTACCAAATTCCAAAAACTGTTGTCGAAGAAACGATATGATACAGAAATTGAGGTGGGAAATGGTAAGTCCTACGAATTATTTAGATACGTAAAGGAACTTGTTGATTCTTATCCAAGTGAGTATAGAAGGGGTATGATATATAACCCTAAAACAGTAAAAAATTACATTGAGGATAAGGTGATCAGAGGTGTTGAGTGTAAAATTGGACTTTACATCGATGAAAATACAATCGTTGAAAGGACATTTTATGTTGATGGTTTCAATTCAATAGTGCGTTATTCAATCGATGTGATTGATGGCGTGGTTGAGGTTGCCGATCAAATTAAAGATCAAATCAAAAGAGTTGACACGAAAAATATGTGGGACGATTATGATCTTATAAATAAAAGAGGATTATCCATTCAACAAATCAGGGAACTTTCTACGAATAAGAGAGCGTATCTACTCAGAAGTATTTAAGAATAACATTATTGTGTGCGTCTAAACGTATCTCCGTGAGAAGACGACTGATTTAGCGCACACATTATCCAATCAAGAATGAGTGAAACGCCAAATAAAACATGGTCCTATTTCGGACCCGATTTTCAGCAAAAAGTAATATGGCAACTTTTGGTCGAACCAGATTTTGCGAAGAAGACCATTTCAGATATTGCTGTCGAATACTTCGATGACCCATATCTAAAACGATTATTCATCATAATGCTTGAGTATTATAATGAGTATGATCGTGTTCCAAATTTACAGAATAAAAGCATTGAGGAAGCCATTTATAGATACAAGTCCCCAACCAATGAGATTGAGGGACAGGTCTTGATGGGAAAAATTGATCAGGTTAAATTATGGAATGAAAGAGTAATTAACAAGAATCAATTATACGATGGAGATATTGTTCGTGAAAACATTTTTGAGTTCATTAAACAACAAGAATATCGTAAACTCGCAGAACACATTATTCAAAAGGTTAAGGATGGTGGTATTAGGGAAAAGGCATTTAACTACGAAACTGGAGAAAAATTTAATAAAATATATCACATTGGGGATGCAGAGGATTATGGAAGTGATGTTATAGATGACATTGATCATGCACTGAGCGATGAATTTAGAGATACTATCCCAACCGGTATTAAAGTGATTGACCAAGTAACTGGGAACGGTCTTGGGAGAGGTGAAATTGGTTTGGTACTTGCACCATCGGGAATTGGAAAAACAACTCTTCTAACGAAAATTGCAAATACTGCATTCAATGAGAAGAAGAAAGTATTACAAATTATTTTTGAGGATACCGTAAAACAAGTTCAAAGAAAACACTATACTATATGGTCTAAGGTTGCACAAAGTAAAATCAAGGATAATAAAGAAGTTGTAAAAAGTAGAGTTCTTAAACATGTAAAGTCGATTAAAGAGCAGGGTGGTAAACTTGACATCGTTCGAATGAGTCAGGAGAATACTACCATGCATGACGTAAGAACTTGGATTGAGAGACAATTTAAGAAATTTGGATATAGGTATGATATAATTGTCCTTGATTATCTGGATTGTCTTGAGCCAAATAAAAGGAGTGTTGATTTACTCGCTGCTGAATTATCAATTGTGAAATCGTTTGAAGCAATGGCTGCTGAATTCGATATCCCATGTTGGTCAGCTATTCAAGCAAACAGAAGTGGATTTAAAGTAGATTTTGTTGATGCTGACAATACTGGTGGTAACATTAAAAGACTACAGAAGTCTCACTTTGTTATGTCAATTGCTAAACCAGCCAAATCAGAAAATGATAATATTGCAAACATAAAGATCATAAAAGCACGATTCGCCAAGGATGGTCATGAATTTAAAGATTGTATCTTTAATAATGATACCCTTGAAATTAGAATAACGGATGATAAGTATGCAAGAGGATTAGATGTATCAAAAGTAAGTGATGATGATATTCAGAATATTGAGGAGAAATCATTAAAGTTGGTTGAGGGATTTAATCATGGTGCGGTTGCTCAAGAAGCATTCGATCACAGTCCAACAATTGCGGATTTGAAAAAACAAAATGAGGATATTAAAGAGAATACTGAATTTGAAAAACCCAATGAGGGAATAAGTGAGGGAGCAAATGAGGGAACAAGTGAGGGAGCAAATGTGACGGCAACGGTGGGTGTAGATGAGTCTCCACCACCATTACCACCAAAAATTCCAGAGGTACAAGAATATATTCCACCGCCCCCTCAAGAGTTAATTCCAGAGGAAACTGGTAACACAGTTGGAAATATTGATCCCGCAGACTTCTTTGCAAAAATATGTGGTCAGAGCACCCAAGAGACTCAAGATGAGTGGGATAGAAAGTTAGAGGAGCAACGTAAAGCGCAGGGGAATGTGTTTAAGGAATGAAAATTTTATAAAAATTTGTATCTTTTTATGAATTGAATCGTATTTATATTCCCAAGCGTAATCAAAAAAATTTTTATTTTTATTAAAAAACATTTGCACAGTAAATATTTTTGTATTATGTTTGCAGTCTCTTAATGAGAGATCGTTCTTTAACAAGATTAAAATATAAAAGGAAACTGTTGGTTATTACAGTAAATAACAATTAGCTCAGTTGGATAGAGCATTTGCATCGCAAGCAGAATGTCGTGGGTTCGATCCCCATATCGTTTATAACAAAAATAACAAACAAACTATCCTTTTTTAAAATATATTGCGGGATAGAGCAGTGGTAGCTCGTGTGGCTCATAACCATAAGGTCGGGGGTTCAAATCCCTCTCCCGCTACTAAAAGAAGAACTGGTAGTTTTTACAGTAATCTAAGCAAAATAGAAAAACAAACCAAAACTAACGAATTTCTTCTAAAATTTTAACGTTCTATTGACGTATTGATAAAAGGTGTTAGCAAGTCGGAAACGTCTTGTAAGTGGGAGTGCGTAAGCAATTCCCGACACCAAACATGGGGGAGTAGATTAGTAATAATTTACATCAAATATTAACAAACTACTCCAGTATTGGAGAACAGATAATGTTTTCAGTATAAACAGGTTAAATCGTTTGCCTTATAAGCAGAAGTCCGTTGGTTCGAGTCCAACCTCCCCCGCAAAAAAATCTAAGAATCCTAAGTAAATGGACATGGGTTCTGAAATTGAATGAACATGAAAAGGCTGGCAAACCGATAAATTTGATTCCAACAAGTGCCTCACATAATTGCAATGTTCAATAGATTTTTTAACGTACTTTGAAAATATTTTGGGAAAACTGAGAGTGTTTACAGTAATAAATTGGAGGTTCGAGTCCTTCTATCCCCACAAACAAGTGGATTAATAACATGGGGATATAGTCAAATTGGTAAAGACGCAAATCGTGAAAATTTGTAAAACAAATACAACAAATACTAATAAATTATTCCCGAAAATATTGAGTGATAGGGTTTCAAATTAAGTTTAATAAATAAACAATTGGAAAATCGAGAAACCCACCACTCGAAATGTTTTGAGGTTGTTGATGCCAGAGTTTTTTCGCAAAAAATGGGACGCATCGCCTAACATTTGACGGCTAAGAATGGTTTTTTGTTCTCGAAGGAGAGCGTTTTTTCATAAAACTTAAAATACAAGGAAGAACTTGTTGTTTATACAGTAATTGAAAAAAGCCACCGATTGAAAGGTGGCGCAAACTACCAAAAGACAACTAAACTTCTTCTCTATAATGAGAAAAAGTAAGTATTTCCTAATTAAACGGTGGGTGGGACCAAGTTAAGGCTTGGTATGCACTCACCGTTTTTTTGTGTAATAAATTGTAATAATATAAACGAAATTTCGTTATATTTGCGGATGTTTAATAATTAAAGTTAGGAGGATCATTATGGAAAAATTGGTATTGACAGCGAACATGGTAGCTACAATCAAGAAGAACTTGATTAATAGCTTAACAATTGCATCTGGTGCAAAATCCAGTGCAACTTATTACCACAGTAGAGATGAGCAAACTAAGGCAATTAAAGACAATGTTAAGAGTCTTTATAATTTGTCAAAGGAATTACCTTTGATTGTGGCAACACAGAAAGGTGCTACCGGTAAATTTGTGTCTGAGGTTCTATTGAATGAGTTCAAGAACACTCAAAAGGGCGGTGCTTGCAACATTGTTAATCCAATTGATTGGTATGATAATGGTCTGAGCGAAAAAGCTATCTTGAGTGCGTTGTATAACTTGGTGAACGACAGTGGTTTCCCATACGTTCTCCGTCTTTTTGTAGACTTCAAGAATGAAAAGGTTAACAACGAAAGAGCAAGAAAGATTGTTCTTGGATACTTGTTAGGACACCCAAACTTGGAGTTCTATTCATTGAAGTACCGTAATAAGATCGCTTCAGTTTTGAAGCACGTTTACGGTGTGAGAAAGACTTCAATCTTACTTTCAATCGCAAAGAAAGTTATCAACACAAATGGGTTGTATGACAGCGATAAGGAACTTAATATCGCTCAAGATAATATCTTGAAGTATATCAACGGTGATGACGTGAGAGCGTTTAAACTGTTCCTTTTCCTTTTCAAGCAAGATCAAGGTGTGAGATATCTGAAGAGAGATTTCCCTATCTTGTTTGAATACCAAAAGGCAAGAACTGACGTTACATCTGTTGAAAATGTTCCTGAAGAAGTGTTGGTTGGTATGATTTCTGACAAGAATCACCCACAACATGCAGATTTGTGGTCAACAGAAGCAAAGAGAAAGACTACAAAGGCGATGTTGAGAAAGAACGTGAAGGTAACTTCTGTTAACCAACAAGTTCGTCAAACAAAGTCAACTGCAAAACTTGGCGTAGCTAAGACAGTTGAGGTTATGAAAGCGACAGATTTCCTTGCTTTGTATAAGACAGGATATGAAAATGGCTGGACTGACGAATTGAAGGAAGCTATTGATGCTCTTGCTGACAAGAAGAAGTTCGTGAACTTCATGTACGAAAACATTGGTATCGTACTCGATGACTCTAATTCTATGACAGGTAACAAGGCTGCGTCTAAGAATACACCAAAGGCGGTTGCTAATTTTACTGCAAGAGTTCTTACTAAGTCAGCTAAGAATGCAGTATTGGTAACAGCAGAAGACGAAGTAACTGACTTGGCAACATCATTCGTGAAGTTGCTTAGAAAGGAAAAGGAAGGTCAAGAATACAATGCGATCTTCATTTTGACTGACGGTTACGAAAACTCATACGAAGGATTGATGAACGAAGTTCTTTCAGTTTACTTCGAAGAGTCTAACAGAAGTCTTCCAGTGTTTCAGATTTCACCAATCACTGGTGCTGAAATGGGTGGTAATGTGCGTAAGTTAGGTGAAAGTGTTGTAACAATGGCGGTTAATGACCCAGTTGCTATTCTTCCACAGATCAACGCAAGATTGCTTGAAATCGATACTAAGGCTTGGTTGCAAAATCAAGTTGCAGCATTGGCTGAAGCAAAAGTTACGAGAAAAGTTAAAAATAATGTTAACGTTTAAAATAGTTATATCATGAATACAAGAGATTTTACAGAATTGTTAAAAGGTTGCCGTCCTATCAAGGATAGAGAAGGTAACATCGTAGTTCAATCAATTTTGAACATGCAATTGGTGTGCTTAACAGCAGACAGAGAGTATTCTTTGGATACACGTTTTGCAAATCCTTTGACTGCGTTGAAGGCATCTAACAATCACTATGGTGAAGTTGGATTCAACAACCAGACAAATAAGGAAGTTATTGTGCCAACACAAATGGCAGTTATGACTAAGCAAAGTGCGCAGAATCATGGTATGACTAAGAGTGGTTATATCGGTGCTAATAAGAGTACTATCTTCCACGATGCAGGATGTGTTCAAGGTTCACAAGGTGGACACTTTAGTGGAACACAAGAATTTAGAATGCTTCCTGTAACTATTCGTGAAATGGTTTTCGAAGCATCACAAACAGGTGGTGGATATTCACGTATCTATCCAGCTATCCGTAAGTTGGGACAACAAACTAACTCTAATACGGGTGAGTACTTGGACAAGTACTTTAATAAGTACGACAAGAAGTTGGAACAATTTATTGCCCACTTCGAACGTCCAAAGAACTTGATCGGTGTGATCGTGTTGATTGACGGTGAAATTGTCGCTATCGATAAGTTCCCATCATTCACATATGCTGAACAAGTTTGGGATATGATGATCCGTGACTGCTACGGTGCTTTGGCGATTATCTCTGAGTTGAAGAACAAGAGTGCTGACTTGAGTTTCACAGAAACTTATGAAAGCATGAAGAAGAGACAGCATCAAGCAAGTGTCGTTGATATGATTGAAGCTGCTTTGAAGAAGACGAAGGAGAATATCACAAAGTCTGTTACCGAAAAAATCACTGAGATTTTGGATTTGACATTTGATGCTACACATGACAAGGAAGGTCACACTTCTGGAATCAATGCACCAAATAGTTATATCCTTAAAAACGAGGGATACATTGGACAGGTGATCACTGAAAGCGAGTACAACCACTTGGTGAGTGTGGTAAGAAAGGAAACTTTCGATCCTAACGCATTGAGAGCGGTTAATGAGCTTCGTAGAAAAGCACGTTCACAAGAGAGATTCTCACTGTAGTCAAAAGATTACGACTCTTTATACTGAAACCCACAAGTAAAAAAACTTGTGGGTTTTTTCATTATATTCCATCTTTAATTAGATAGTTCTGTATTTATATAAAACAATAATGACCCGAAAAAGAACCGATTTGAAAAAATCGGTTTAGTAATTAACTGGACGGTCATTGTGTTACGAAAAATAATAGACGCAGATAAAACTAATTATACATGGCATTTTTTTCTCGCCCGAACTTAGAAGACCTCCAATTTAAACAAACGCCCGGTTCAGTCCTCTCGTTGTCTGGTATGACGAGAATTAGAACGTGGTCTGGACTCACTCTAAGTGACGGTGTTGGTGGGGACATTCCCGTTACTGCTACAGGGGCAACAGATGGATATGTACTTACATATACAAGTGGTTTAATCTCCCTTCAAGCATCAAGTGCGAGTGGTGGAACAACAATCTTTGATACACATAGACCAACTACTCGTTCTGGTGTTCCAGTTGTGAATGTAAGCGGTGCATGTACGATCAATAATTTTCTTGAGGGATATTTCTTTCCCGCAGTTGGTCCATCTTCAAGTATAAGTGTTGCATCTGGAGGTGCAAGTAGACAGTTTGGAGATGCTGGATATGGTAATTTAAATTATAGTGCAACAAGAGAAACCAATCAAATTTGTTTAGTGGCGGTTAATGATAATGCAGTGGCAGGATATAATAATATCATTCTCTCATCCCCAATAGTTGGTAATTGTAGTGGAACGGTTGCATACAC